TTATTGATCTCTGGAATGGCATTGTACGATTTATTGATGGGTAAAGATCCGTTGAATGAACGGTTGATTGGTTTGAGCGCCAATTCAAGAGACCAAGCTGGTATAGCATACGATATGACATTGGCACAACTGAAAGCTATTTGAAGCGTTTCTCCTAAGGATAAATCGATGACTAAGATAACGCCAAGTGCAAAAGAAATATTGAATATTAATGATCGAAGTAAAGTTAAAGCCGTTTCAAATGAAGCTGCAAATTTAGAAGGTCATCAGTTTAGCTACGCAATCATCGATGAATATCATGAAGCTAAAGATAAAAAGATTTATGAAACGTTAAGACGTGGGCAAGTGCTACTGCACAACCCTATATTAATTATTATCTCAACAGCTGGAACTAATTTGAATGGTCCGATGTATGAAGAATATTTATATATTGATAAGATACTTGACGGCATAGCAAAAAATGAAAACTACTTTGTTTTCTGTGCTGAACAAGATGATGAGAAAGAAGTATATGACGTTAAAACTTGGATTAAATCCAATCCACTTATGGAGTTGCCAGAAATGGCACAATTGTTAACTAAGAATATTCAACCAGAAGTTAAAACTGCAATTGATAGTGGTTCAGGATTAAATGGGATATTAATAAAGAATTTCAATATGTGGCGTGCAGCAAGCACAGAATCTTATTTAGATTTCAATGATTGGAAGAAAAATGAAATAGACTTTGATATAAATGGCTCTAAAACTTATATCGGTTTAGACTTATCGCGTGCTGACGACTTAACCGCAGTATCGTTTGTTCATCTTGATGAAGATAATCAAGAGTATTATGTAACTAGTCATTCGTTTGTGGCTACTAAAGGTGGATTAGATGGCAAGATTGATAGAGACTTTATTGATTACAGACAACTTGCAGAAAGTGGTTATTGTACGATTACCGATTTACAAAGTGGAATTATCAATACTGACCAAGTTTTGAATTACATCGAAGATTATATCGACAAATATAAACTAGATGTACAAGCATTATGTTATGATCCTTACTCAATACATGGCGTTATTGCAGAGATTGAACGTAGAGATTGGCCTTATGATTTAGTAGAAATCAGACAAGGTCCACAAACACTATCTAATCCGATACTGGATTTTAGACTGAAAGTGATTAATGGGGACATCAAGCATCATAAAAATCCGTTACTAGACATTGCAATAAAAAATGCAGTGGCTAAAGATACTAACGATTCATTAATGATTGAAAAGAAAATGAATAGAGAAAAAATTGATCCACTTATGGCGACTATATTTGCTTATGTAATGGCTTGTGAACATGAATGGGACACAGAAACGTTAATGCCATTATTCTTATAGGAGGTGTGATGATGAAAAAATTCTTATATGCACTTGTAGTAATACTATTATTCGTTGTGGGCTTAATAGGTCTATTCTATGGCTTGTTCATACTTTGGAAGCCGTTAGCTTATATTATTGGTGGCTTGCTGCTCATAGGCCTCTCAGGCGTTTTAAATCAAGCATATGACAATACCTCGATAAGTCAGAAAGGGGGTGACAGTTAATGCCATTACTTGATTTAGGGTTTACAAGCAAACAAGAAAAGATGAACAGAGATTTAGAGAGATTGTTGTATTGGCAAGAACATGGCACACATTCAAGCTATGTTGGTATAAACGCGTTACGAAACAGTGATGTATTTACTGCTACACGAATTATTTCAGCAGACATTGCAAGTACTAAATTAAAGGTTAAAGGTCATGAAACAAATACTGTGATGAACCAAATATTGGATTTGTTCAACAATAATCCACATTCAGACTTACCAGGTTGGCACTTTAAGTTTATAATCATCGCCAACATGTTACTCAATGGACAATCTTTTGTTGAAATTGTACGTGATAAAAATGACTTCCCCGTAGGCTTTCACTTCTTACATAATGATTTAGTAGGAGTTGAAGAAAAAGACGGAGATATTGTCTACAACGTGAGCGAAGATGTAGAAGGTAACGCTGTTAAGATAACTAGTGATGATATATTACACTTCAGATATATCACGTTAGATGGATATGTGGGTTATAGTCCTTTATATGCACTAGCACATGAGATTGGTATATCACAAGGCTCAAAGAGTTTCTTGCGTAATTTCTTTGACAATGGTGGTACTTCAACATCAGTGTTAAAGTATAAAAAAGGTCAAATCAATGCTGAACAATTAAGAGATTTGAAAAAGAATTTCTCAGAAAGTCAATTAAAAAACAATGGTGGATTAGTTGCTATTGATGACACAATGGAATTTAGTAGATTGCAAATTCCTACTGAAGTATTGAACTTCTTAAACAGTTATAAGTTCAGCACTTCACAAGTTGCAAAAGCGTTTGGTTTGCCAGTATCTAAATTAGGTATTGAAACCGTCAATACATCTATCACACAAGCAAACCTTGAGTATTTGCAAAGTACATTAGACCCAATATTTAAGATGATGATTGCAGAACTCGAAACGAAAATATTTAAGTTTGTTGATTCTGATTACGAATTAGAGTTTGACTCATCACGTCTCATCGACATTGATCCAGAGCTACAATTACAACGTATTACTGAATTGCATAGTAAAGGAATTATTTCAACAGACGAAGCTAGAAGTGTATTTGGTTATCAACCTATTGAACATGGCGAGCAACCATTGGTTGACCTTAATAGAGCGCCACTTAACACTTTAGAAAATTACCAAAAATCGAAGATTGATAAAGAAGTCGAAAAGAACTCCATTAAAGGGGGTGATGAGTATGACGAATAGTAACGTTGACACTGGGCAGCAAGACATGGTTGTTGAAGGTTACGCAATTATCTTTAATTCAATGAGTGATGACTTGGGTGGGTTCAGAGAAATAGTAGCGCCAAATGCCTTAGACGGTGTAGATGTAAGCGACGTGAAATGTTTAATTAATCACGATTTCAGCTATGTTATAGGTCGAACGCAAGCAGGAACACTTGAGTTACAAGTGGATGAAAAAGGATTGTATTTTAAGTGCCACTTACCTAACACATCATACGCCAGAGATATTTATGAAAATATTAAGGCAGGTAACGTAAATCAGTGTAGTTTCTTCTATACATTACCACCTAATGATTCAACAGCTCGTACATGGCAAAACATTGATAACGAGTACGTTCAAACCATTAATAAAATCGATGCACTTATCGAAGTCAGTATTGTTACAATACCTGCCTACAAAGATACATCGGTTGAGGTCGGTCAACGTGCAAGAGATTTAAAGAAATTTAAACAGTTGGAACAAATGAAAATAGCTTTAGATTTAGAAAGCCTACGTTTTGAAACGTGAGGCTATTTTTTATGTACAAATTTAATAAGGAGTGATATTGCATGGCCAATTTAGATGAGCGCAAAAAAGAAATCGCTAGTCTGATTTCTAAAGCGCAAGAAGCAGTCGAAAAGGGCGACCTTGAAACTGCACGTAATTTAAAAGCTGATATTGATGCAAAGAAAAAAGAGTTTGAAGAACTCGAACAGCTTTCACAAGAAATTGAAGCATCAGCACCTAAGTTAGAAGAAACACCACCTCAAAGTGAAGGTGCAGAAGAAACTGATAACAAAGCAGCAGAAGAAAAAGAAGATACCTCTGTTGATGATGCTAAAGGCGAAGAAAAGTCAGATGATAAACCATCAAATGACGACAAACCATCTTCAGAAGAAAAACTAGAACCACCAGCTATCGAGAAAGTAGAAGAACCTACTGAAGAAGAAAAAGACAAAAAGAAAAAAGAAGGAGCGAAACGTTCTATGGCGAAATTAAATCAAAACCCAGAGACAAACGAAGAAGTATTAGCGTTTGAACAGTACATGAAATCTAAAGGAGCGAAACGTGACAACGTTAAATCAGATGACGTTGGTGTAACAATTCCTGAGGACATCAAATACATTCCTGAAAAAGAAGTGAAAACAGTCCAAGACTTATCAGAGTTAGTACAAAAGACTTCAGTTTCAACTGCATCTGGTAAGTACCCAATCTTAAAACGTGCTAACGCTAAATTCAACACTGTTGCTGAATTAGAGAAAAACCCTGAGTTAGCTCGTCCGGAATTCGAAACAATCACTTGGGAAGTAGACACTTATCGTGGAGCGATTCCAATCTCACAAGAAGCGTTAGACGATTCTGTTGCGAATTTAACTGCAATCGTATCTGAAAATATTAATGAACAAAAAATAAATACTTTAAACGAACGTATTGGTGAAGTTTTAAAAGCATTCAATCCTACTAGTGTATCTAATGTTGACGACTTAAAAGAAATTATCAACGTTAAATTAGATCCTGGTTATGACCGTCAAATCATTTGTACTCAAAGCTTCTATCAAAAACTTGATACATTAAAAGATGGTAACGGTCGCTATTTACTACAAGACAGTATCATCAACACTGCAGGTAACACCGTGTTAGGTATGAATGTAACAGTTGTGCGTGATGACTTGTTAGGTAAAAACGGAGACGCATTAGCATTTATTGGCGATGTAAAACGTGGTGTATTATTTGCAGACCGTACAGACATTTCTGTTCAATGGATTGAAAATGAAATTTACGGTAAATACTTGATGGGTGCTTTCCGTTTTGATGTAAAACAAGCTGATAAAAATGCTGGTTTCTTCGTAACATTTGAAGATGCGGCAGAACCTAGTGGGGATTTAGGAGCATAAGTAAAGTAGGTGATATCAATGTTCAAAATAGATAACGTTGAATCAATAAAAAAAGCGATACGTGTTGATCATGATTTTGATGACGACTTGATTATGCAAGTTTATTTACCTGGAGCAATCAGTGAGGTTAAGGCTGCTGTTTCTTTAGGTGAAGAAGATGATAAATTCTACAACAATAATCCTATATTCAATTTAGCGGTCTTAAATATTATTGCTCACCACTACGATAATCGTTCAATCACATCTAATGAACAATCATTTGATGTGCCTGCATCATCAATGAAACTTATACAAACACTAAGAAGTAATCTAGTTAAGTGGCGAAAAGATAACATCGAGGTGATAGCCGATGAATCTTAACGAGCTTGATTATAGGGTTGTTTTTTATTCTGTCTCAAATAATGGACCTGAGGCAGGAGCTAGTGACAAGAAAGAAATTTTTAGTTGTTTCGCTGGTCTATATGAACCCACGCAGAAAGATGTACAATTAGGAAATTTAGAAACAAGTAAACGTTCTGTAACTATTAATATTAGGAATGCACAGCCTGACTTTCTACCTACAGTCAATCACGTATTTGAGATTAAAAATGGAATGTATGCTGGGTTAACTTTTGACATTAAGAACGTTGCGCCTGCTAAAACTCCTAATTACATCAAAGTGGTAGGTGAAGAATCATAGGGGTATCAATCAA